CATGCCGTTATGATCTCGATTTATATACTTTAGATCATTTTCCATAACAGCCACACGCTGTTTGATACTGTTAATAGCACCAATGGTCGTCATCAGTCCTGCAAGCTCATCCCACAGATCATCAATCTCTTCGAACGCGTGATTTAGTTCAGAAGCGTTAGATTCTACATCTCTCTTGAGGTTTATATTGTCTTCTATAGCCATGCGTGACCCTAACTGGCTTACAGTCTCTTCTAGCCCAGATATGGTTGATGCCTGTTGAGATACCCACCAAACGCCTCCTGCTAATTGAACTGCCATTGCAGCGACTAAAGCTATCGGTAATTTAACATTTTCCATTATTTCCTCTTAAACATTGCGGTTGCTCCGCGTACACCAAAACTCGCTGAAATTGCGATACCTAAACTGTAAAAATACCAATCGGGCGCTTTGGAAAGCTGTTCAAATCCCTTATCAACCCAGCCTTCTGTTCCCGGAATAAATGCTAAAACAAGGGGAATTGACAGGACAATTACGAACCATTCGTCTTTCCAGCTTGATTTAGAACCCTCTGCCATAATGCGTTCCCAGTCGGCAACGCTTGTTTTTTCAGACAATAATATCTGAGCTTTCGCCTTCGCCTCAGTTAGCTTCAACTCTGCGGATGCTGCATTCTTGTCAGCTTTGCCTTGTAACCAAGACCCCGCGAGGTTTGCTACCGGACCTATGAGTGATTGTAACATTACTTAGACTCCTTACCCATCCATATGCCGAACGATCCCGTGAAGGCTCCAGTTACGACTGATATTAGACCCGCCTGTGATACCGATAGGTCAGGTTGAGATAATGCCCACTCTAGGCAACGTATATACATAATGGTTGTCACCAGCATCATCAGACGCGGCAGAACTTTCCACTCGTCAAGTTTTGTTGCCATCACGTTTTCCTTTCTCTAACCACGCTTTTGCTATTCCGCTGTGATGCGTTATTATAACAATTTTTCCAGCTTTGTCACATACAACGTATTTTCCTAGTTTGTTCTTGTATAAAGTCACCCGTTCGCCAGCTTATCTACTCCCCATATCATCGCTACGGTTCCTGCCACAAAAATTGTAACGCCCAACGCCAATGAAACACCCCAGAACAATCTGTCTCTAGCAGCAGCTTGGGCTTCTAAGGCTTCTTTTTGGCGTTTTCTTGCTTCAGCCTGCTCGCGTACAACCAAGTCCCACATGCCCGGTGGTCCATATAAGCGGCAATGGCTGCGAAGGGTTTCCATAGCTTCCTTGTGCGCCATTTTTGCCTGAGCAATGGCAAATCCTTCTTCCTCACTGGAAGTTAGTCTTCCAAGTGGCCCTTTGTGTTTGCCCGATTCCGCAACAGCTATGTCAGCTTCTAGCTTTGCTAATTTTCCAAAATGCGGCATAAGACTGTTTACGTCTTTGCCAGCTTGAACGGCACTACTAATGCCACTAGCTATTTTAGTTACAGCGCCTGCTAAGGCTAAAACTTCTATCATGCTTCACGAAAGCTCCTTGGGCAATAATAATCAGGATCAACGCGATAAACGCGCTTGTTATACATGCCGTCACATTGATAATGACAGGCTTTATAAAACCAGCTTCCGTAGCCGTTTATGAATACATGCCCATATCCTATGAATACAAGCGTGCAAAGCATGTTATCGCTCCATTAAGCGATCTATTTTTTCTTCAAGTCGGTCAAACCGTGCGACAATTTGACTCATAGTTGAAGCACCGTCTAGTTTATTGACGTATTCTTTTGCCATCTCTTCCCTTGTTTTATTCAAGAGAATTTGAACGCGCCCAAGTTCGGCATGTTGGGCTTTTATCCACCAACCTAAACCACCGATTGCAGTGGTTAAGCCTAAGTTTATGAGCGCGTTCATTTCCATTATTGTGCCGCTACCTCTTGAGCTTCTTCAGACTCTTCCAAAGACTTTGCAAGCATATCCATAAAGGCTTGCTTGCCGACAGCGAGTTGATCCAGATTAAATTGGGCAGAACCCATCTTTCGGTCCAAGTCAGCAACGTGGTTAATCATAACCTTCTGCTGATCTGTCAGTTGGTCTTCAGTGTAGTCAGTGCCGTTGATCGTGACGGTTTTTGTTTGTTTCTCAGCCATCGTGATCTCCTTTTAAATTGAGGTTAAAGTTATTCAGCAGCCCAAGGGGTTCCTGAAGCGGTTGTCGCAGCGCGGTCAATTTGGCCTTGTACTTTAGCAGTACGGTTGGCCTCAACGCGAGCTTTGGCTTCATCGGCGGTTTCATCACCTTCGATCAAGCTGTTGTAGACCCAACCAAGAACCTGCGCTTCTGTCAGGTCAGCATATGGTGTGAAGTCTGGGCTTGATGGGTCTGGCTCGCAGCGCAGCTTCCCACCTTCTGTTGCGGTATAGGATGGGGTTCCATCGCTTGCCGCTACGCATGACCAATAGACGAGGAAGACCCCGCCTGTTGCGTCTGTGTGTTGCATGTCCGATACGGACCAAGTGCAGGTAATAGCCATTGTTTGTTTCTCCTTTATGGCTGGGGGTTAAGCGTTTTCGAGTGCCGTAATACGGGCCTCTAGTTCTTCATTCTTAGCTATAGATTCTTTAAGCGCAGCGGTGAGTAAAGGTATGACATCTGTATAAGATAGAAATAACTTATCTGAGATGCCCGTTGTATCTGCTATCTCAGGATCATCTTCTATTACACTAACCGCTTCTGGCAAAACAGCTTGAACATCTTGGGCAATTAAAAACGGGCGTGAAACGTCTTCTGGGTCTTCATTATAACGGCCCATTTTTGTTCTAAGCGTTTTGACTTTCTCTGCGGCATTTTCAATATCACCAGTTAAAGTTTTTAATCTTTCATCAGACGCAGAAGTCCAACTTGTTGCGGTGGTGCTTAAGTTGACCCCACCTGATGTTCCAGCACGAATCCGAAAGCCTCCATTGGGAGAGGAGATATAGTTTAAGCCAGAGCGAGTCCAAGCCAGTTCATTACCCGTACCTGAGGCACAAACAGCCCCTACACTTCCACCAATTCTAAATTGACCTCCATCAGTTGCAGAACCAGTTTGAGTGCCAGAGGGATATGATTTTGGGTCACCATCATTAATGCCAACTGCATTTTCCGCAGCATCTATAAACAGCATATGGGCTTTGCTGGTACTCTCAACACGGAAGTCTTTGCCTGAAGAGCCGGCTTGGTTGATAACAATATTCGCCGCAGCTTCGACAGTTATATACTCGTTGCCAGTTTGATCCGTCAGCATAAAGTTTGACACTGATCCATCATAATATTTAGCGAGGACGTAATCTGTTCCCGGGCTAGATGTAAGATGAATCCCTGCCGATCCTTCTGTGCCAGACGTTGCACGAGTGTCACGAATAGAAAGTATACGTCCACCTTTACCCGTTGCTTGTCCGTAGACCCACATGGACTGTTCAGTAGTAGTGCCGCCATTAACGGTAAGGACACCTGCTTGGTTACTGCCGCCTATAGTAACCCGTCCTGCTCCACTGTTTGCACCCGCATCAACAAACAGCATATGGGAGTTGGCGTTACTCTCGACGCGGAAGTCTAAGTCATTGGAACCTTCGTTAAATACTGCTCCAGATGAGGTCATTCTTAAATTTTCAATGAAGGATATGACTGCATCAGCACTTCCATTTGCAGCATGAGAAAAAAGATGACTTCCTGAGTTTTGAGTATATTTTCCTGCTGGATTGTTTGAAGCATATCTAAAATCACTATTATCGTGATACACGTTCCACAGCATATGAAAATTATCAGCGCCAGCAATTTGCTGCCAACCGAGCCAACCTGCATCAGCATCAGCAATACCGAAGTTGATACCTACAGAGTTTGAACCCCATGATTGGTCTGGTGTCATGCCCACACCAATTTGACTAACCCCACCATCAACCACGAACATATTTGATCTTGCGTCACTCTCGACGCGGAAGTCTTGATCTAAAGATGAGTTATTTACTAAAAACTCTGTCGAAGTAAGCATAAGCCTAGACTGCCCCGCAGCCGCAAAAATTAACTTATCCCCATTATGTTCGTATTGAATATAACCACTATATCTAGCTGTTCCAGAAGTACCATCAGCAAACATTAAGTATTGAGTTTCGTTTGATCCGTCACCTGCGATTGTTATGCCGCCTTCATCTGGAGCCATTACAACTAAATCTTTTGCGTAATAGCTGTTCATGGCATTTGTACCAATGCCAACTTGGTCATTCCCCACATCAACAAACAGCATATTAGCATTGTTGTTGCTCTCAACGCGGAAGTCTACGTCAGCACCACCTTCATTAAAGACAGCAGCCGTTGGGCCAAGCCTTAGTTTTTCTATCGCTGGATTTCCTGCTGTTGCAGTATCAAATAAAAGACCACCGTCTTCAGTTGTATTAGATGCGTCTGAAATAAAACCAGTAATAGCAGCATATTCTGTTTGGTTGTTAGAATCATCGTCTGCATTAAATATTATGCACCCGATTCGGTCACCATCTGCTGCGCTGCTATTATCCCTAGCTAAATTTAAAAATGGGCCTCTATTGGCATCTGCATCGGTACATTCAAGGATAAGATTTGCGTCATTATTAGAGGTGCGAAACCGTCCTTGTCCAAGTACATCAAGCGTATACGCAGGGGCAGATGTAATTAGACCAATTCTTGAAGTTGAAGCATCAACAAACAGCATATGGGTGTCGTTGTCACTCTCGACGCGGAAGTCGCTATCCGCACCGCTTTCATTAAACACACCACCTACGTTAAACGAAGCCGCACCAGCACCTGACATATCAAGGGTTAGGGCGGTTATAGACGATCCGTTGTCTACCCCTTTAAAAATTATATCTTGGTCGGTAGTGTTCGCTTGAATTATATTTTGATTGGATGAATGATATATTAAGAAGTCTTGGTTGTCTCCAAAGCGAAAAGCATTACCATCCGCCATATTAGCATCAGCATTAAAAATTGCTCTACCCGCCTCAGACATATCAAGGGTAAGAGCAGTTACAGTAGAACCACCATCGTTGCCTAAGAACTTCATATCTTTGTCAGAGATTTGAGAAGAAATATTTACATCACCAGAGTTGTTCTGAAATATTCTAGCGTGTTCTGTCCCTGCGTCTTTAAACAGAACGTAGCCGCTGTCAGAATCAAGACTAATATCCCCTGCAACGTCTAGTGTGAAGTCTCCAGAAGCATTAGAAATATTGTCTCCTGCGCTAAATACGATGTCATTACCGCCAGTCGTGTTGCCGTTAGCAAGTATTTCTGCAAGTGTGTCAACAGTGCCAACCTGACTATCTACATACGCCTTGATTGACTGTTGAGTAGACAACGCAGTGGCGCTGTTCGAGGCCATGTTGTCTTCGTCGAGAATATTAGTGACAGATACTGCCCCAGTACCAGAAAGGTTGTCAAACTCAACCGTCCCCGCATCAACAGTGCCTGTTACAGTCACGCCTCCGCCGACTGTCACGCTTCCAACTACATTTAAAGCATCAAAGTGTGCATTGTTGAAGACGTTCGCGGCTACGGCACCTGTACCGCCACCGTTAAAGAACACAACCGCAGTCGTACCCGCAGGTACTTCATAGTCGTTACTAGCGTTATATGTGCCTTGAAACAGCAAGATACTGCGCGAACCAGACAAGCTGTTACGCACATAAATAATCTTTTCAGCGTCATTCGGGGTAAGTTGCACATAAGCCGTGCCACCCAAATCACTGCCATCATTAAAAATAACCAATCGGTTGCGCCCGTTTGAATTGGAGCCATCGCTAATTGGAAGTGCGTTTGGAGAGCCAGAAGACCCTGTGGAACTTAAAGTTACTGTGACCTGACCATCAAGCGCAGTATCTAAAAGTTCTAAATTTGTATTCGTGGTACTTCCCCATGTGCCAGACTGTTCGCCAGTTCCTATGAGTTCGATACCGTTGTTTAATGTATATGTACTAGGCATTTTTCTATCCTATGCTGCTATGTCATCCCAGCCCGGAGATTGAGACGGTGTTTCGTCACTCCAAGCGGGGGTGGAAGATGGTGTTACGGGAGTATAACCCGGATTTTGATTTGGAACAATAGCTCCCCAAACGAGGACCTGACCTGCAATACCTGTCGCTGATACTCCAGTGACATGAACGTCTGCATTTGCGTTAGTTTCTACGGCACCAACTTGACCAGTTCCTGCAACGCCAGTGACGTTTACAGTAACAAATATTCCTACATCTACTGTTCCAACAGTACCAGTAGCCGCAACGCCAGTCGCGGGAGCATTCGCGTCAGCAGTTGTAGTGACTGCACCAACAGAAGCTGTAGCCTCCAATCCTGTAACGGAAGTTATTGAATCGGCGGTGACGACGACAGACCCTACGGTTCCTGTACCAGCTACTCCAGTGGCGTTAACAACGGCTGTTCCAATAACTGTAACAGAGTCAACAGACCCAGTAGCCGCAACGCCAGTGACGTTTACATTAACGCCTACGCCTTCAATAATACTTACAGAGCCAACTTCACCTGTTGCGGAAACGCCAGTTGGATTAACGTTAGCCTCTGCTACAACGGTTACGCCGCCAACTGAACCCGCGGCCTGTAGACCAGTCACAGGGACATTGGCCTCTGCGACTATTGTTACAGAGCCAATTCCCCCAACGGCACCCACGTTCGTAACGGAGCCTTCGCCAAAGGCAAGCTGGCCCCACGTTCCTCGGCCCCAACCAGAAAAGGGGACGATAACATCCGTCATTAGGCTATCCGAATGATGGCGTTAGAAGCATCTGCCGTTGGGAATACTACAGTAAAGTCGCCATTTGTAGAAGTTTTGTCAGAACCAAAGTCCAAAACTACAACAGCAGGGTTTCCTGCGGCGGAATCGTTATAAATCAAAGCTCCGCGAGCGGTAATGGTCGAAGAGGACCAAGTTGTATCCGCAAAATCAGTAAAAGCTGTAGTTCCTGAGCTTGTCGGATCAACTCGTGTTAGAGTGTTTCCTCCAGCACTATAACCTGTTCCTGATACCTCGTTAGTCGCGGTATAAGCTGTTGTAGAGGCGTTAAAAGATGCACTATTCGTATAAAGGGCAATCTTAAACGTGCTACCACCTGAGTTTTTAAAGTTATGCACGGCCTCAAGAAGCTCTTTCTTAAAGCTCGTACACATGAAGTTACCTGAAAAGGCCATGTCACAATCTCCTTATAAGTTTAACATGTTTGTTTTGACTGATACTTATCATGTTTTTTCTCGCAAAATAAGACCAGTACGATAAGCGTCAGTAACTTCTTGTGATTCTCCGAAGTTTTTGACGCGAGAAAGGGCTTCAGTGAATCGCTGAGTGTAGTTTTGAACTAAATCAGCCTCACCCTTCATAAATGTATATGCTTCGATTAAAGAGCCATATAGCATTGAAACAGAAGCATTTGTGCTTAACCATGTTGTTCCATCTTCAGCACCAGCCGTTAGGCTTGCTGGGCGATAGAAATAGTGAAGCTCCACTTCATAGGCCGCATCTGGAGTTGGGCCTAGTATGAAATTATCAATATCAAACTGCGCATAGTATCTAGGAGCGCCAGCCGTAGAATTGTTCGGGTTAAATGACTGAACAAAGTTTACGTCTTTAAATAAAACAAACTCTTTGTTGCCTCCACTTGTAAAAGAAAGGCTATATGGAGCTAAATAATCGCTGGGAAGGGCAAGATATTGATTGTTTGCCGCCATATTCCCGGATTGATTCTTCCTAAATACCTCTAACTGAGCTATTTTGAGTATGCGCTCTTCAGTGTTTTTAATGAAAATATCAAGACTGTTCACAAAAGTTGTTTCTGTGTTTTCAGTGTAATCCTGAATCGCGGTCTTTAATTGTGCGTATGTAAAGCTCATGATATATTCACCGTAACGCTACCAACAGAACCAGTAGCAACTAAATTATTTGGGGTTAATCCCCCATCGTATGCCATTCCTACTGGATTCCAGCCCCATTGTATATTGTCTTGTTGCGGAATGTTCTGTTCAGGCCGTGGATTGCGCAGTGCTTGGGGGTCAGGAGTGGCGCGAAGAGGCTCTAATTGCGGTTGCTTCGCCTCCCACTCATCCTTGCCTACAAGAAGCCCATTCCACTCCTTGCGCATGTCTCTGAGCCTGTATCTGAAGCCAGAACGGTCAGATATGCCATATGCCCACTTTCCTGTGGCATACTTAGACATAACGGTAATTCCTCAAATCAGGAGCGACTCTAAAGGATGCGCGATCTCTATCTTCATCCATTGCTCGACCTATTTCCTCTTCATACACCGTTTTTAGGAGTTGAGAGCGGTCTGGAGCGCGTTTTATGCTTATATAATAGGCCAAACCAGCCGCTAAAGCAGGGTAAAAACGAAAGGGAACTTGCACTGTATTTGTGTAAGTATCGGCATCATCTAGGCGTATTAGGGCGTTATAATACACCACATCAGTGCTATTATCAGGCAAAGGCCACATTTTTAAGACAGGATTTATCAATCTATCGACAAAATACTGCGTTGGGCGACCTGTTGTGGATTTTGTTGGGATATTTAGGTATTCATCCCTACTTATGCGGTCTAACGCGTAATCTGTGCCATCTCGACGTACAACAAGGGATAATATGTCAATTGTGGACGTTCCGAGGTCGTAAGTGCCATCTCCCTGAGTAACTGTCAGGTTCTTTTCAGCTATAGTCCATTGATTTAATCCACGGTTAGCCCAGTCAGCAAACATTAGGTTCATAGACCTTTTTGCTGTTTTTAAGTCATATCCAGTGCGAACTTCCAAGCCGCAACGCTCAAAAGCCTCTTCAACGTAGTCAGCTACGTCTAATTCAAAGTCTGTTGAGCCTGATACTGTCATTTCTTCTTCCTTTTAAGAGCCTTTACCCTCCGAGGTTTACCCGCAGGTTGCCCAATACGCTTCTTTTGTGCCACTCTACTACGCTTTTCGCTCGCTGTCATCTCCGAAGCTGTCTTCGGGGTCTTTGAGCTTACGCGCTTGCTTGGGCGACAGTAAGGTGTTCCACGTTTTTCACCCTTTTTGCGACCACAAGCCTTGCCTGTACGCACATCTTTCCAGTCTTCTTTAAACCAACGCTTTAAAGCCGCGCCTTTTTTTGTTTTTCTAACCGCCATCAGCTTTTCTTCGTCACTTTGCGGCGACCAGACATCACCTTTCCGCAACCATTTGCGACTATTTCACCACCTTTTACCATTCGACGCACTGGACGCTTGCGAAACTCGTTAGAAGGCTCAATAACGCCTCCCATAGCCTTCTTTACAGGCTTTTTCTTACTGTTTCCCCAGTTTTTAGCGCCGACTTTTCGGCACTTTGCGATTGCGCCGCTTGCGTATGCGCTTGGGAACACCTTGTACCTTGCTTTTACCTTTTTGTAGCACGCGTCCTTTGGCATTTTTCTTCCTCTTCATAGGCGGCTTTGTGATTTGCTGCCCCATCTGTGAACGGCTTATCGCCATTTAGCATTTCCACCGTTTTCTTGCTTGCCTCAAACGGCTATTTGGGTCTTTTGCCGCTTTTGGAAACTTTTTCATTTGACCAGCCGAGCGTGCGCAATATGATTTACGCCGCTTTGCCGCTTTACTGCCCTTTTTGACCTTACCAGTCACAGCAGTCTTCAGCTTAGAGCCGGGATTTGCTTTTTTGTACGCGGCAACGCCCTTTTTGGTCATGCCAGCCCCTGATTTGGTCTTACGGTAATTCCCGCCCTTACCAGTGGTTTTTCGTATAGGATTTTCTTTTTTACGAGGCATTAATCACCTATAAAACTTTTAGATGGGAGAATAAGGCACCCTCCCACCATATTTTAAGACAAAAACACTGTCAGTTCGTTGCTTGATCCCGTGAAAGCACTAACATACGCACCGCTTGTAGCGAGAATACCATCATCAGGAATGTTTAAATGGTGCATCCCTACTGGAAAGGTTTGCGTAATCAGTGTATCGCCCGAACCGCTACCATCTTTAATTGTAAAAGCACCCGCTGCGGCTGCATAAATTACAATTTGACGAATGCGAGAACGAGCAGGACCGACAACAGCCGCAGATGTACCCTGCGCCCAATTATATGCCTTTACTGGACCTGCCATATTATTCTCCTATTACGCTAAGTTGTTGTTTTGAGCGTATAGAATAGTAAAACGAACCAAACCCGCATTTGTTGCTGCTGAAGCAGTTACAGTCAAACGAATGTCTGCTGTTCCTGTGTCTTGCCATGCCAACGCAGCGCCAGCTTCTGTGGTCGGATACTTACGACCTGCTGTTGTTCCGCTTGCGAATGTGTTTAAAATAGTAGCTGCACCACCTACGGTATCACCAACACTCAAGTTGGTTGTAGCATTCGCCGCAGTAATTACATCAATTACACAGTCAATAATCTGAGAATTTGCAGGAATAACAACGTCAGTAACGGATGCCGCTAATGCGCCGCCAGATAAATCTGCTGAAAAAGTCTGCGTCATAACAACTTGACCAACGTTTGCAATATCAGAGCCAAGCGTTGTGCCAGTAGTATCTTTAATTGTGCCAGCCTTTATTGGGCCAGAGAAAGTAGTAATACCCATGTCTATCTCCTGTCTGGGTTAAGTCAGCCGCCCAATGCGGCTGTCAGGGATAAATTAACAATACACCAAGTTTTAAAAAAAAGAAAGGGGCCACCGAAGTGACCCCTCAAGTTAGGAGGAGGTATGAACTACCTCCCTAACTGTAACACACTTTATGCACCCGGAGAACCGAATACAGCGCGTGGGTCAGAATAGCCGAAGCTATAACGCTCACGAGCTTTAAAGCGCATGTTGCCTGTGTCAAAATCAGCTTCCATGTTTGTACGCATTGGTGAGCGTTCAAAGTGTTTGAAGCCATTTGGAGCATCAGTTTTGATGAAAAACGCATCTGGGTCTGTCAAGAAGTGGTTAACAGTGTAACCCTCTGGAAGCATACCCATGTTACGAATTGCGTTAATATCATTATCGGCTGTGCCAACACGCAATGTTGATTCCAACAAACGATCTGCAACGAATTGCAGTTGTGGTGGAATGATCATTTTTGTGCCGCGCAGAGCAATAATCATGTTACGCTCATCTACGAAGGTTGAAATATCAATCAACGCATTTTCCAACGAAGTTTCGTTGAGATCAGCCGCTGTTGATGGTTCGTTGCGGAAAGTTCCGCCACCTGCAAGTGGGTGTGCTGTTGAACAAAGCTCAACACCGTCACCACCAGAGAAGTTAGCATTAAACGCGTTGTTTAATACTGACGCCGCTTTAACCTGCTTAGTGTGAGCCATAGAACGCGCAAGCGCCTTCGTATAGCGAGCACCAAGACGGTCATACAGGTTATCTTCGATAGCCTCTTCCGTCAAAGCGAATGCAAGCGCAACTGTTTCGTGTGAATAACGAGCAGTATATGCTTCATTTGCATTGTCGAATTCGACGCCAGACCCTTCGGATTTTGTGGGAGCATTCCCAAATCCGACGAGCATAACTTCCTCTTCAAACGCACGGTCTGAAGATTCTGTGTCAAAGATTTCAGCATGTTCGCCTTCGTAGCGATCATACTCCATACCGAACAGAGCGTTTAAACCCGGTTCTAGCTCTTTGACGAGTTGTGAACGTGAAATAGCCATAACTCAGTCTCCTTATGCTAGACCCGCAGTGCCAGCACTGAACAGGTGGTTGTTGATTTTTACGATCACATTAGTGTTCGCGGTGGCTACATCGCTATTCTCAGGGTCCTGAGAAATGTCGATTGCTTTGAGTGGAAGACCAGCAGTCGTCGCACCCGTTGTGACATCTAGCTCAGTGCGAGAATTACCACTTACGGTACTTCCTGCTGTTGCGTCAACAATGTCGAAATTGCCAAACAAATCAGCTACAGGGAATGCAGCGTCAGCTTGGATTTCAAAGGTTGCACTTGGGTCATCAATGACATTTGCGAAAATGTCTGTCCCAGTTGCACTTGCAGGCCAATAGTTTGAATAAACAATATTGCCATTTGGGTCTACATATGAACAGCCGTTAAATACGCCCAAAATCAAATTGGTAGCGCCCGCTGGAGCACGAGTAATAGTTCCGTCAGTGGCGACTATAACTAAGTCACCTTGGAAAATACCCGTACCATATCCAGAAGCGATACGATACCGATTTTGTCTCTGCGAGCTAGTGCTCGTTTTGACAGGGCGAAGGCCGAAAGCAGCGTCTTGATTAGACATCTTTACTCTCCTTCAGAGTTCCCGCGTCCTTTCTGTCCGAAAGAAACGGAAGATTTACGTTGAGGACTTAGCTTCGGCATGGCTGGGTTGTTTTCACGCATCCAGTCACGATCCACTGCGTCCAATTGATTTTTTGAAACACCTTGATAATGTTTATTCCGCTGATCAGCCATTTCGACAGGGATACGAGCGAGAACAAGACCACCAACACCGATAGTGCCAGCGTTGCGTCCCTCATCTACTACAGGCCCTAAATAATCGGGATACTCTTCAGCGCGAACGAGGTCCCAGCCTTCTTGCCGTTTTTTATGAACGTTTGTTTTGTCATCAAATTCCATCACAGATTCACGAATCCAACGATGAACATATCCGATGGGGGGTTCAGGGGCATCCAAGGCTGAACCGGGACGCCATTCTGTTACGCGCTCTGTGCGCTCCCGCG